TATAGGACAATTTTGCCACCTCTATCTTCAAGATAGACATCAAAATTTGGATATTCTGTAACTCTAAAACCGGTTGATGACAGTACTGGATCGTCACAATCTTCGTCAAATGAGTTTTGGAAACAGATCTCATAATAGAACGTAGAATTCAACTGAGGATAGAAATCTTTCCTCATAATTACAGAAGTTAGATTTGAATTGATGCTCTTATCTGCGTCATCAATCACACCTACTGCTTTACTATGTCTAAACTTGCCATTAAACTTTTCGGTATCCGATGTTTCGATGTAAGTCTGTAATGAACCGATCACTTTATCTCTAATCTGTGCCGGAGTTTGATCTGTAATCTGACTATTGTAGTAAATTTTACTGTCTAGTTCAACATAAAGAATTGATGGGTCAACCAGGACAGGTTCAACAGAAGCAACAACAAATCTTTTCAACTGAGAAACGATTTCGTTTTTTGTAATCGAGGTTAGATATGCCGCATCTTTTGGCTTTAATACAATAAAGACCTTACCATATTGAGGAGGAACTTGATCTTCTCCACCAAAAATAATCACATCACTTGTTGATGGGTAGATGTTTCTGACGATTGCCGAATAGTCCTGTGAAGTTACGGCACGATCTTGAGTGCCATATGACTTTGGAGCATTAAATTTAATCTTCTTTGTTGATTCAATTTCTTCACCACCAGAAGAAGCAACCGTGGAATTGATTGTAAGTGTAAATCCACCAGGAGTTGCTCCATCTTGGTTTTCAAGAACACCCGAGAAAACAAATGTTCTTACTCCATTTGACGCTGGACCAGATGTTATGAGATAGGTAACTTCAACAACAGTACTATTTTCTAGTTTTCTTCCAAGAACTCCATCACCAAAAATGATCTCATATCTCTCATCTTCGATTTCATTCAAGAAAAAGATCTTCGAATTGCCATCTACTCCAAGAATGTTGTCAGAAACCAAATATGGTTCAGAAAAAGAACCACCAGAAGGAAACACTTTAACTCGAATTGTATTTGTATCGATATTCGAATTATCAAGAATAAACTTCTGTGATGCTAACGCAGTATTAACAGTAAATGTATTTGTAAGTTGCGTTCCTTCTTTTACCGGAACATTTGTAAAAGTAGCCGTATTATTTGATACTTGTGCCTTCACATCATCTAATACGACATATTGATAAAGTACATTATCATATGAAGCAACAAATCCAGTTCCTTTCTTCAGGATCAACTGTGTATCTGTTGTTGGATTGGTATAAGTTACAGTAAATGTAATGTATGCTGTTGGCGACGTTGCGCTTTTGGGTCTGTATCCTAATTGCTTCGCAATCGCCACCACGTTGTCCCTCAAGGTGGCAGAATCAATGAATAGTTCATTGACTACCATGTTGGTGTTAAACGCCGTATAGTAGGTGTTATAGGCGAGTACATCGAGGAGGTTCGATAATGCCGAACCCTCAAAATCATAATCAGTAAAATCGGACTGTGCTCTGAGATAATCTTTCAGAGCATTCTTAATGTCCGTAAAATCTAGATTAGCTAATTGAGTGTAAGGCATTATCGAGTACGCTCTAAGAAGAATTCGACTGCCACTGGTGTGTCTTCTCTGCCACGAATAACATAGGTTACTTCAACTGAGTAACCATTTGTATCAAAATCTGGTAAAACGATGACTTTACTCACAGCAATTCTTGGTTCATAACGCTCAAGAACGTCAATCACAGCAGAACGTATAATACCAGCAGTACCATAATCTAATGGTTCGAATAATGTATTGTAAATTCCGGAACCAATTTCTGGTTGGAATAATCTCTCGCCCTTATTCGTAAGAAGCAAATTCACAATCGATTGTGTAATCGCAGCCTTATCCTTTACTGTGACAAGATCATCAGTAACTGGATGCTTCTTAAAAGTAACGCTCAAATCCTTGAACGTCTGAAATTCGGGCATTTAGACACAGCGAGGCTGCTATTATTTATTCACTCGTGCCAACGTTCAACAAAGTCATCAAACCCACCAGAACCACCACAGGGTTTGCTGTAACGGTCCTCTGGAATTGGATAGAGATCTTCTTTTTTTCTTTTCTTTGCTAATCTAAGATACTTATCACTGTCAGTTTCAGTGATCAGTGTCATTCCATTTTCAATAAATTCACTACCTTTATCGACTGGATGTAGTCCCATTGTTTTTCTTATGAATAGAAGGTGAAACAGAACTTTTAACGGGGTTTCTATCCCGCGTTCGGTGTTTAGGTCCAGTGATTATTTGGCTTCTCCCACCAAAAATGTAAATCTTCTTTATTATCATCATAATACAGAGAAACCATGTCACTCTTGTATACACTTCCTACATTCTCACATAATGCTACAGTGTAATATTTGTTCGGAGAAGTTTTCCTCATCGCCTCAGTAATCCAAGTATAGTTTCCCCCACGGATTACGCCTGCTTCGATTAAAACAAAATTCTCCCAACGTTCACACCATTCCTCGTAATTGACGCGAAAATCAATTCTATACCTTTTAGAACACTCGTCTGGAAAGGGAACGTTCACTGCTTCAACATGAAAAATCTCTCTACCCATTGATAATGAGTGAGAGAGATGCTGAGTTACAATTCCAGAATAATCAGGAGAAACACACAAAAAGCATGTCTTACTTGGGTGAATATCCCAATCTGACATTTTGATTTTGTATGACATCTCCTGAATAAGTGCCATTTCTTTATCTTGAGAAATGAATAAAAGGTTCTTCATCAGCTCCCCTGACCGCGATAACGCTTCTTGCGCCCATTACGCGAAGTAGCACTCAAACTCGTGTTCTTTGAACGTCCTTGGCGCGTTTTCTTCGGCGCTCCTTCAACATAACCAGTCTTCAATAAACCACCTTTTGCTTTTGACATATTATGAATTTCCTAATTGTGTACCAATCTGTATTGTAGGATAACTAAACGGTCCTGTCAAGGTCCTTGGTGTAGTTGCCCCAGTTAAAATATCTGCTTCATCTCCAGTCACTGCGAAAAGTTGACCATTGATCAACACACTATCGTTAATGACTGGTTCAATTCGTCGTATGCCTGGTTGACATGGCGCAGGAATTGCTGGATTGATTTTTATTCCCTCAACTGAAGCAGGAAGGTTAAGAGAATTATAAAATTTAACTTGTTGTCCTTCCATTCTTACGTTAGGGGAAACGAACGGCGTTCCTCCTAGTGGTCTTGCTGGATAGAGACAATTTCCTTCAGTACTTGAAGTATCAACTGTTTCTGGTCCTACGATGTTTGGCATTAGACTGTAGTAGCTACTCTAATTAAATCTTTTTTAATTCCTTCGATATTATTATGTAGGTAATCTAATGTATCTGAGAGACTTTCGTAGTCCTTACCCGAGGGACGGCGATACATCAACGTAGGGCGCTCCAACTGCGAGATCCGTTGGTCCAGGCTCTGTAATCTCTCTGACAGCGTTAGGAGTACTTGCTCCAACTTCTGCTGCTGCTTTTGTAACTCTTCCATCATTTTGGTCTCCTCTTAAGAATGCTTCTGCTGCTCTCGCTTCAAACTCGTCACAGAAAGCATCAAAGTCATTTAGAATACTATCGAAGTTTTCAAAGTCGGGTTTTTGCATGATTTTTTTCTGGGGAAATTTTTTATTTTTCGAGGTTTTCAAAAAACCAATTTCAATGATATTTATCGGTCGTCTGGATACTTTTGTAGGTTAGGGGAGGTGCGGTATGGGACCCGCTCGGCCGCGCCGGTATAACGATAACGGCATACAATAACTGCCCGAGGGGGGCATAGGGCGCCCCCTCTCTAGACTGCCTCAGGCGGCCGCGGCCTCCAAACGTTTGGCGATGTGCCTAGCGGTCTGGGGTCGTGGTCTGTATGGGATAGTGACCTGCTCTACGGTGCCACGTCTCCAGATCTCATGCTTGCCCCTACGGGCGAGCGTCCAATCATTGGCGAGGGCGAGGCGCTTAAGTTGCTTGTCAGTCATGGGTCAACCGAAGGTGGGGAGTTTGGCGATCGCCTCATCATGGTAGCGGTCACCGTAGGCGCCTGCTAGCCAGGATGCCTCTACGGTGAGGGGGAGATCCTGCCCCATGGTCTGGGGGGCGGTCTCTGTCTTGCGCCCTGCCCATACGATCTGGCGGGTCTGGAGGCAGGAAGCGGGGGACATGATCATGGGTCTGTCTGTCGGTTGCTTGGTTAGTGTAGCACGGATGGGGGCGCCCCCGATCAGTGGCGGTCGCTGATGTCCCAACCCCACTGGCAGGGTTCGGGTGCCTGATAGGTCCCGTTTGCCACGGCGTCCCGGATCGCCTGACGGCGCTGCTCCTCAGCGATCATCTTTGCTTTGTAGTCTGCCATCACGTTGGCGATCAGTTGGTCGTGGGTCATCTTGGTTTTGTTCATGCTGTTAGTCTACAGGGTCGGGGTGGCGGATCGGGGTCAGAAGGGGACAGTTCCCCGTCTGTCACATCACGTAGAGACCATGGCGCTGATAGTGGGCAGGATAGTTCTGGCGCCAGTTGGCAAGGCGAGCGATCAGGGTCTCATCGTCCGAACGGTGGTGAAGCTCAATCAACCACTGGGGGATGCTGCCGTGCTCTGCTTCGAACATGGCGAGCAGGGAAGCGATGATCTTAGGGCGGGTCATGGGGTTTGTTCGAACTGAAGTCATTATAGGCACAGGAGGGGGCAGACGGTGCCCCCTGGTGGACAGTTCAGAGATCGACCATCATGGCGTTCATCTCATCGGCATCGATGGCGACGCTATCCCATGCCACGCCGTCACGGGTCTGTCCAAGCATCCGCCCGATCTGACCCTCCATCATACAGCGAACAAACTTATCCCAAGGGGTCTCATTGTCGCCGCAATACTCTACACATGCCTTGGCAGTATTGTAGAGGAACTCGTCATTCTGAACCCAGAGGGCAGCATTCCAGGTTTCGTAGGTTGCCCAACCGTTGTATGTGGAGAGGGTAGCGGTCATGTCGTTTGTTTGAACTGAGGTTAGTCTACAGGGTCAGGGTGGGGTCTGTGGTGACCCCTTGTGCCACTAGCTGGGGTGTCACAACCCCATCGCCGCGGCCAGGGTGTTGTAGGCGTTTAGGTAGTAGTCTGCGTCAGCAGACTTGCCAGCGACTCGGCAATCGACTGCCAGGCAGAGCACAGCGGTTCGGATGGTAGACCACTGCGCCTCGGTCAGGGTGACAGTGCAGGGGTCAAGGGGCAGGACGTTGGTGCGGGTCATCTCGTTTGGTTGGTTGATGTGATCAGTCTAAGGGGTCAGGGCATCTTACAGGTGCCAGGTGTGACACTATTCAGGGCGTCACACTTCGCCTGCTGTGCCTCGTTGACTTGGCGCACAGTGAAGCGGGCACTGTCAGCAACCGCCAGACCAGCCCCAACGGTCAAACCACAGAACAGCAGGTAGGCAAGCAGTCTATTCACGGGGTCGTTTGTCGTTTGATCTGAAGTCATTATAGGCACGGGTGAGGGCAGATCGCAGCAGACCATAGACCAGTTCCCCAACTGTCCCCCTACTGGTGCTGTAGGCAGGGATGCTAGGCACAGTGAAATGAGACATTAAAAAGAGGGGCAGAGATGCCCCCCTGTAGTGTTTACTTAGTGGTGATCAGTTGTGATCAGTTATCGCTAAAGATGTGCCAAGGGCAGTAAGTAGAACCGTCGTTACATGCGGTGAAATCGTAATAAAGATTACGATCCCAAGTCGCTTCCCAATCAACCTCAATCCCATCCGGGATGTAGTTACCAATCTCATTGTGGAAGTGTTCAGCAAAATCAGCGGTGGACTGATAGCAACCACGGTAACGTTCATCGCATCCTTCGATGTTATCGATGCCATCTTCGCTAGCGAGAGCATCTACTGCCTCGTATCCAATCGCTTCACCACAACGCACATACTCTTCATAGACTGCTACAAAAGCACGTTCGTTATACTCATCGATGAACGTGAGCATATCATCCAGGCAGTAATTCTCGTCGATCAACTCATCGATCTTCTCAACAGTAGCAGCAGCGAGGCAATCGCGGTAGTTAGAAGTGAGGGTCACAGACATGGGTTTGTTTGAACTGAAGTTAGATTAGACGGGATCAGGGAGGAAGTCAAGGGGGTGGGGACACCCCCTCAACTGTCACATGCCATTCAGGAAGTCTGCTAGGGCCTCCTTATAGTCTGCCTCAGTCTGATAGACCCGACCATGGATAGTACGGGGGTACTCTGCCTTGGGGGCAGGGGTGGGCACATAGTCCCGACCCTTAGCGTAGATCTGAGCGATGTAGGGGTTGGAAGTGGTTTTGTTCATGAGATCAGTATAAAGGGTCCGGGGGAGCATCCGGGGGCGTCAGTGGACAGTTCAGAGACTGTCCCACAGGGCCGCGGCGATCACATCAGCAGCACCGCCTAGGTCATCCCGTACAATCAGGCGCAGCATTTCAGAACCTTCCGGGGTGCTATTCATCTCCTCAATGTGATCACATGTGAGTTGAAGATCACCAGCAGCAGCAGTAGAGATCATCTCACCGATAATGATCAGATGGGCGTTTGCCATGGGGTTTGTTTGAACTGAAGTCATTATAGGCACAGGGTCAGACGGTCTGGGGGTGACAGTGTGCCACTTGTCAGACTGTCACATGAGTTAGCTATTCTCTAGCAGTTCAGGGTAGGTTTCACTAACCTCAGTGATTAACTCCTCTTCAGTATAATCATTGAAGCACTGAACTAGCATGTCGTAAGCATACTGTTCTAGCGTCTTCATGTCCATGCTGTCCAGAACTTGCTGAGCGTAGGCATCAATCAGATCTGCTTTGTTCATGATAGTTTCAGTTAGCAACAACGGAGAAATCGAGTTCATTGATACACCAACCAGACTTGTCAGAGATGACACCAACTAGGTCATCTTCATTATCAACATCCCACACAGTTTCAACATAACGAGAGGCGAGAAAATCTGCCGTCTCGATAGCATCATAGTCAGTCCAATCATCATCGTCACAGGTACAATCAAAGACGATGTGTTCGATCTTAAGTTTCATTGGTTCGTTTGAACTGAAGTCATTATAACCACAAGGTCAGGCACACTGCGACCCACACTGTGCCACCTCTCAAACCGTCCACAACCCCCTTGACTTTGGCCGCGGCGACCCTTAGACTATAGGGAGGCGAGGGAGGGATCCAGGGCGCTGCTGGCACTGTGCCAGTCACCAAACTGGCACAGACTAGCTTGACAATTGAATATTGTATAGTCTATTGTAATAGTAATACAAATTCAATTGTTGTTTGTATTACTATTCTTGAGTAGTATAATCTATCTCTATAAAGGTATAGAAATCATCGTAGATATCAATATCTCTATAACCATTAGATATATCTTCTTTAGTTTGATATTCAATCTCTTGATACATCTCTTGAATAGTCATAGATAACTCCTTTGAAGATTGTTATTAATTATAACATAAGAGTTATAATTTCTAAAAAAAATAAAAAATCTCAATTTCCTAAATTTTAAACTTTTTAGGAAATTGAGATTTTGGGAATTACCCCAGGCGCATAGAATTGAAGAAAGGAACAACACTCAAACCCTGAACAGTATTCATCTGAACGAACCACTGCCAACCTTTCTGAAACACACGATCACCAGCTTCACCATGAGCAGCGAGAATAGCATTCAGGCGAGACTTGGTGGTGACAGTAGGATGATCACCATCAAACAGACGGATGAAAGTGTCACCAACCTCAGCAATCTTGTTGCCATGGAGAAACACTTTGCTCACACCATCTTCGTTAACAACAGCAGTGTTAGCAGACTTCCAATCAACACCGTTGGTGATAGCGGCGTTCATCTGGGCTTCGATCTTACGCATGGGTCGTTTGCGGTTGACTTGAATAGTATGGCACCCCAGGGAGGGGTCTGGGGGGTTTGGTGGACAGTTCAGAGACTGTCACACGTCATAGCAGATATGACCTTTCTTCTGCTCACTATACCAAACCTGATCTACAACGTTCTCTAGAACAGTAGCAACACCTAGGCAGAAATCATAACATTCTGCCATGCTATTGTTCAGGTACATGTGATCAGCATGGCGCTCAATGATGCGAGTGTTGAAGTAGTTCTCAGTCATGAATTCCTCAGCAACGAATGTAATATAACAGGCACCAGGGGCAACCACAACCCCTACTGTGCCAGTTCAATAACTGTCATACCATTCGTCCACTTCCCGTTTGAATTTGGTAACTTTCTTTTTAGTCTGCCTACGAATATTCTTCACATCGTATCCGTAGTCTTCGAAGTCTTCATCGAATTGTTGAAACTTATCGTTGCTATTCGAACGGTAGTTTTGTTTAGACATCTTGTTGTTTGATTACTATATCGAAAGTTGTACTATTTATTTTCAACAAGGAAACCATCTCGGATTTGTTGGTGTAGAAATTTCCCAACAGATCCTTTACCATTGTTTAACTCTACATCGATCAATTCACAGGACAATTGTTCTACAAATTGTTCTACATTTTTACAGTTAAACGTATATTCCTTGTCTAGATTACTATTATACACTACTTTCACAGTGTTTTCAACTACTTCAACAGAATTTACAGCTGAACTCTGAAGATTTTTGAATGATTTGTTCATTATGTGATGTGTGATTAAAAATTAAATCTGAAAAAAACGAAAAAACTTAAAAAACCAAAAAACTTAAAATCTAAGATTTCTTAAAAACTCAAAAAACGTAAAAAGTAGGATTTTAAGATTTCTGAGATTTTGAGATTTTTGAGTTTTCCACAACCCTGTGGAAAAACCTGTGGAAAACCTCAAAGGCACATCGCTTTCAACATGACTACCTTAGCATACTCGACAGCAGTCTTTTTGTCACCTGCTTCATATGCTTGAATGAATGCCTCACAGACTTTCTGATTGTCCAGGGCGATCTTCTCAGTAGCAGTGAGGGGTTTCTCGATGGTCTCAGTGACAGTGAGCATCTGGTGGTGTCTCGATTACCTTAGTAGTATAGGGCATCTGGATAGTCTGGGAGGGGGTTCTGTGACACTTTGAGATCTGGCACATGTGGACTTGACTTTCGATAGGTAACACGCTAAGCCACCAAAGACCTCGACCCTTCTACCTCTCTACCGCGTCTTCTACCTCTCTACCGCGTCTTCTACCTCTCTACCGCGTCTTCTACCTCTCTACCGCAACACATCTCTCAATTGTCATCAAAACAACACATTACATATATTTTTTTATACATTTC